TGGATTATAACTACTGTCTATAACATTTGTACCTCCACCTGTCTTACTTGGGATACGTCTTTGATGTATTTCAGTTTTAACACGTTCCACAAACTGCATAGCAAGGTGTGAAGGCATGTTGCCCACATCAACGTAGAATACTCTTCTTTCAGGAGCACGTTGAACACGATAGATAATAATCGCATCTTCTAATAACTCCTTTTGCTTGTATACTTTAAAAATACTTTCAAGCAAACTATTACCAAAAGGATAGTTTTGATCTAACCCTTCACTTAAACTCAAATGCAAAACATGTTGTGCATCAATGTATGTTTCGTCGTGTTCTTGTGCAAATCTACTAGTGTTTCCACTTGGTGTATGATTATTACCTACGCCAGTTCCTCTTTGAACTTGCTGATATCCGTTAGTTCCGCCTGGTCCATAACTGTTTTGTGTGTTTAATGGTGTTGCTTCCAATGCACCAAATGCAAAGTTTAGATTTTTTACAACATACTGTTCTGGTTTTTTGCCTTCTGATTCATTTACAATGATTTTTGTAATCTGACTAGGATCAACATGAAATAGTTTCTGTGTTTCAGGATCTCTAATAAAAAACTGATCACCGTATTTAAATGTATTGCGTATAGTTCTAAACATACGTGTTTCAAACTTGTTTAGTTTACACCATTGCTGTAGATACTGTCCAATAACTTGTACTTCGCTGTTTGTAGGTGCGCCTTTAAAATCAAGACGGAAGTGTGTTTTGTTGTCGTTGTTTTTTTGTGTACAAAATTCAGCTAGAATATCAAGTGCAGCATTAACTTCGCTATCACTATCCATAGTGTTGTATTGATTATAACGTTCAATACGATTTGGTGAGCCAACATAAACGTCAGGCAAGTGAGATGAATAGTTAGCTGCGGCCGGTCCCATGCCGCTAGATCCTTTTTGACTAAACGGACTGTAGCTTCCGTTTGTGTTATCACTTGTAGGAACTGGAGTAAAATGTTTTTTCCAACTCATATTGTACCTTTCAGCATATTGCCTTGTAGACTTTTTGTAGCTCTAAATGTTTTTTGTTGCGCACTTGCTGAGGATGATTCTATAGTTACAAGTGCTTGTAGCTGTTGTATCATTGTATCAAACTTACTTGACATTAAATTACTCATTTGTTCTGCAACATTATTATTACTTATCGTATTTTGTCCATTTATGCCATTGTTTTGAACATTGCTATCAAGACTTTTAATACCTTTCATAAGATTTTGCATAACACCCATACTAGTATTTGCACTCATAACAGTAGCTGGACCACTAATAAACTCAGGGCCAGCTTCACCTACCATGCCGTATTCATTAGCGCCGATGCGTCCGCCTTCTGCAAATCCGCCGGTGTATCGTGATGGATTAGATTGAAATCTTGCAACTTTACTCATTGTTTCGGATTGTATAGCTGCCAATCCATCAATTGAGTTTACTATTGTCTCACTTAAATTGGTTTCAGCTTCTGCAATTCTGGCTCTTGCGGCTTCGGCTGCTTCTCGTGCTGCTCGAACTGGTGGATCTAGCGCATTAAGCCCTTGTTGAGTTAGTGTTGCTAACTCTGCTACAGAAGTATCTAAAGCTGCGTTTGCCTCTGCTACTTCTGCTCGTGCTGCTTCTACATCGTTTTGTGTAGTTGTTGCTGTGTCGTTAACTACTGTGTCTGTGCGTTCTCCAGTTGCAGTTGTAGTTGCTCCTAAAGCTTCAGCATCAGAAGTTGCACTTTGTCCGTTTTGTACTAGTTGACCAAGAATGTTTCCATGACCTTGTCTCATTACTTCGCTACTTGTATCAAGAAATTCGGCTGCATTAAATAAGTTGTTGATGCCGCCGCTTAGTTCTTGAGCTATTTGATTTGCGTTTGGCATTACTTCTGTTATTTTTTGCAAGGCGGCAACAGCTACATTTTCAATATGCGGAATAGTTGTTTCCATAACTGACGCTGTTAGTGTGCGTAAGTTTTCTTGTATTTTTATAGTTTCGTCAAATATCCCTGTGACTTGTTCTGTTTGACGAGCTTGCTCTTGGCGTATTTGTTCATCAAGCTGCTCTCTAGCCTCTTCAGATGTCATAGTTCCATCTCTGACACTATCAACAGCGTTTTTATAATCATAACTGGCGTTACTAGCATCAGCAAATGCACCTGATATATTACTCATGCCTCCAAGCATTGCAGTTTGTCTAAACTGTTCTGTGTTTTGATAATCAATTGCTGCGCCAGTTGCTGCTTCTAAACTACTTTGGAAACTGCTAATATCGCCAGCATTAAACTGTTGGGCCGCAGCATACAAGTCGTCAGCACCTTGACCCATTGCAAGCATTGCACCACGTGTTGCTTCAGTAGTTGGTGCGCCTCTAAGAGCGATATCTACAAATGCATCAGCAGCATCTTTACCTAGTGTGTTTTGTAGCTCTACTAACTTGTTGGTAAATGCAGTTTGTTCTTCAGCAGTTTTACCAGTTAAAAACGCATTAACATCGCCTTGACGTCTGCGTTCTTTCATTTCATCAGCTATTACATCACGTTGCTTGCCAGTTAACTTTGATAGTCCATCTAGTTCAACCATTAGATTTTTAGCAGCAACAGCTTGTTGTTCTACACTTGCTCTATCTGTTCTACTGTTAGCATCACTTAGTTCGCCATAAAGGGCAAGATTTTCATTTATGTCTGCTGTTGTAAAACCCAACTGTCGGAGTTTGGTTCCTAGTTCTGCGCTATCAAGAATAGTAGTTGATACTGCTTTAAATCTTGCCATTGCTAGATCAGTTGTACCGCCAAATGCTCTTAAACTTTCAGAATTCTTTTTTAAGAATCCAGTCATTTCCTCAACACTTAAACCAAGTTCGGCGGCAGATACCTTTACATCTTTTATTTCTTTGCCAAATGTAGCACCAACATTAGTAAGTTGTTGGTATTCAGCAAGACTAGCTTCAGCAAACTGCGACAATCCGTCAACTAGTTTGCCAACAGTATTTCCAAACAATCCAGTGTTAGCAGAAATTGCACCACTGTATGCAGATAGCTGTTGCTGGCCAGTGAGTAATGCGCCGCCAAGACCAACTGCTGCTTTAGTAACACCAGTAAGGCCGCCGGTTGTATTATTCAATGTACCTAACAGTTTACTTATTGCGTTGCCGCCGACTGCTTCTTCTGCCAAAACGTTAAACTCCTACTTAACTATGAAATAAATATAGCTAGTAGTATTTACCTAATAGGAACCCCCATGGAAAAAACAGAAAGTCCACTAAAAAAATATCGGAGACAGCCTAAGTTATATCTAAACATTCCTAGCAATGGAAAATGGTATGATCAAAAGACCGTAGCCGAAAATACATATACCAATCTTGCAGTGTTTAGTATGACAGCAAGTGACGAAATATTATTTAAAACACCCGATGCTCTAATCAATGGAGATGCAACTGCAAATAACATCAGCAGTTGTATTCCTGCTATATTAGATCCTTGGTCTATTAAAACATTAGATCTCGATGCAATACTTGTTGCAATAAGAATGGCATCATACGGCGAAACTATGTCAGTTACTTCTAAATGCAAAAAATGTAATGTTGAAAACTCATATGAAATTAACTTACAACATTATTTAGATTTCTTTTCAACAAGAGAGTTTGAAGATAAGATATATCATGAAGATTTTTGCCTACACCTCGAGCCATTGTCTTATAAGAAATGGACTGAAATTCAAAAACAACAAACTGCGTACCAACGTGCATTAAATCTAACAGTAGGTAGGATTGATGATGAAAAAGAAAAAGAAAAGTTTGTACAAGACATTATTGATAAAATAAATGCTTTAGTTGCACAAGCAATACTTGATCAAGTAGTTGCTATCGAAGTTGACGGACATATTGAAAATGATAAAAAAGAAATTAACGATTTTCTAAATGATGCCGAAGTAGTACTATTTCATAAAATTAAAAAGATGATTGAAAAGAATACATTAGAGTGGAAAATACCTGCTGAAGAAATAAAATGTACCGAGTGCGGTCACGAAGATACAGTTAGAATATCATTGGACACATCGGATTTTTTCGTACAAGGCTAACGAGACTCGATGATTCTGAAATACTTTCGTTAGCCAAGGATTTTGAAAATAATATCAAACAAATAAAAGACAATGCATATCGTTTGAGTTGGTATATGCGTGGTGGGCTTTCGATTGAACAAATACTCTATGATACTGATTTAGAGGATCATGAGATTATTAGTAATATTATAAAAGATAATATTGAAAACACAAAAAGTAGTAAAATGCCGTTGATTTAATTATTGAGGACCTGGAACAGCATCAGGGTTTGTCGGCATACCTGGTTCGCTTGATGTACTAGGATCAGCACCTGCTGCTGGTTCTGTACCTGCTGCTGGTTCTGTTGCATCAACTGGATTTAGATTCATTATACCAGCTAATAATACTTCTCTGCGTCCTTCAGGTATATATGGAACTAGTTGGCTTTTTATTCCTGGAGGAAATAGTAAAGTTCCAAAAACTAGTTTAGCCCATTCACTTTCTCCGTAGTATTCACCTGTAACACCTTCTGTTTCTTTTGGATCGTATCCTGATATTGCTTTAGCCAATGCACCGGTGCCAAACTTGCCATCTACAGCCGCAGCCAATCCAGCTGTTACAGATTCTAAACTACGACCAGTTAATACAAATATATCTTTAAACGAACTATCAACAATCACTTCTGCTATCCAACGTTGTATACTCGATGAACTTAAAATTAGTGGCACTACTATCCACAACGCCTCGGTGACAATCAAACTTATAAAAGATACAGGAGCGCCAACTCCTGTAAGTGCAACAGCTACTTGTCCGCTTCTAATTACAGCTTTGATTGGTTTTAATATTTGTTTTACAAATCCAATTTTTCTAACCAACAGTAATATTTGTGCAGTATAATATGCTACAATTTGGCCTTGTAGTATGCTTCTAATATCTTTTAATCTCTGGATATCTGTTCCTGGAGGAGCATTGTCAATTTCTTGATTTATGTTGACAACCTCTATCATCATTCCCCAGAAAGGTCCAGCAACTGCCATAGCCTTTGTTGCTATTCGGACTACAGGATTTTGTAGAATTTTTATAAGAGTGCTATTCTTAGCTTTTGCAACATTTTCAAAAGTTTCTGCTGTTGCATTTGTAATGCGTCTTCCTAGAGCAAACCGTTTGTTTACTGTACCTTTTAATCCGCCGGAGCGTACTTCTTTGTCAATAGTAGATGTAACTTGAGCCGGAGTCTTGTTGCTGCTGCTCAGTTCATCTACTCTTTTTTGAATAGCTCTGGCTTCTGTTTCACTAGCAGATTCAACCATAGTTGTTTGATCAGGTAAAAATGTTGCCCACTTATTATCACTAAGTTGTTGTACACCTGGTGTAAACTTAAACCCACTTCGAGGAATTGGAGTACTAGTTCTCCACTGCGCTGTTAGTTGTCTGCCAACACCTGATGGCGCAGGTCTACCATTACCACCAGTAGGATTAACCTCAGTCCACATAGCACCACGCCATTTGTATGTCTTACCATCGAGCTCAGCAGTGGTATCAATCTCGGGCATCCGAGTATCAGTTTCATCTTCGAATATAAGATGTGTTTTTCTTAATGTGACTTCACTTAGTTTCATAGAACTGTTCCAACTATCATAATGTATTTATAACTTATTAGTTGAACTACGTTCAACTGTGTTTTCGTTAGCACTCAACACATTACATATTAAATATAATAGCATATCACATAAGTGATATGTTTAAGTTTCATGTAGATTGTTTCAGTCAGACGGAACCTGTTACGGTCCCATCTAATCTCAAAATACGCTTCATGTGAGTCGCACCAGCCGAGACATTGGAAGTAGGTTATTGTTTATACACAAAGTACAATGGGCTCTGACCTTTCCCAACCTACGTCGACATCGCTGTTTCCAGCTACCTCTTGCTTCGTTCCTATTGCTAAAGAGTTTTTATGTACTGTGTTTGTGTTTTTCGACTGCCAACAAAACAATCTATATCAACCAGTGAGCCCAATTTGTTTGGTGGCTTCCTACCTCTGGGTAGTCGATCAATATGTTACGTGTGCTTCTATACGAGAGCGTTTTCCACAGCGGTATTGTAAACTGGCCCGCCAACCTTAGGTGTTGGAATGTTTTGCCTGTATGTGATGTTCTAGCAATGCCTGTTTGAGTTTGTCTGATCCACCGACTCTAACATTAATGATACCGTTGTAGTAATCATCTGTTTCGAGTACTCGCCTATCAAACTGCTCTCGTGCCTCTATGTAGGACATTTCGCCCCTACCTTTACATAGGTATAGTATTTCTCTTGTAAACTTATCTGAGCCTAGTGCAGCTACATCTGCATTTAGTCTGTCTGAACTACCGTAGTATGTTCTCCAGTCGCTTTCTTTGTAGCCTCTACGTTTGTTCTTCTTGCCTTTTAATGGTGGCTTAGTAGTCTTAAACTTTGCTAGTTTTTTGCCTATGTATTTTTGACCTGTAGTAGTATTAGTAATAAGATAAACAAATCCTTCATACTCGTCTGGTATTTCAGTTATTTCTTTACCTTGATATATCCAACTACTCATACTATTATGTATTAGTTTGACTAGAAGGTCGACCTCTTTATTGGATTATATTTTTCTTATGCTTGTTAATATATTCACTTCCAAACATATTGCTAAAATAATCTATTGGCCATTTGTTTAAGCCTTTGTTGTATTCTTCTACATTATTATACATTTTCATAAATTGGTCAATCGATTTTTTATTATTTGACGAATGTATTTCGTGTAATAACTTTTCGTTACGTACTCTACGAATGTATAATTCTTGTTGCTCCGGTGTTGACTTTGTTGGCCAATCGTCTAAATCTTGAACCCAGTTGTTTGCAATGTCTAACCAGTTCACATCTGGAAATGCTGTAACATATCCTACAACACTGTCCATACAGTTTGCCTGTTCGTAATATTTTTTCTTAACAAGACCTTTGTGGTTAAGCTCTTTACCGATGCGTCTCATATCTTGCCAGAAATGATTGTCTCCACGTCTACTCAATGTGTAATGTACTGCTGTAAAATCTGCAATGTCATCAAAATAATATGTAACCTTGCGATTGTAGTAATCTTTATCGTAATCACGTTGTAACATCCAAGCAATGCGTTTCATACAAGAGATGCTGCTTACAACAGCATTTGCTTCGAGAGGATCAATAAATCCTGCCGCCATTCCTACAGCAAATGTGTTTCCAACATTGGGAGTTTTAAGTCTTCCTGGTGTCCATTTTAAATTTCGGGGCTCTCTTATTTGTCTGCCTTTAATAATACTGTGCCAATATTTTAGTGCTTCATCGTCACTAAAGTATTCGTCGCTGTACACAAGTCCAGTACCGATACGATTATTAAGAGCAATACTAAACTGCCAGCCCATGTCACGTCTAATACTTCTAGTGTAGTTAACTTGTTCTGTTTCTTTGTCTTCATACTCAATAGGACATACCCAGGCACTATTAACTTTGTTCGCTGTGTAAGTATGAAACTCATTGGTTAGTTTTCCAATCAATACTCTTGACAGCCCTGTACAGTCGACCCAAATGTCACTAGTAACTTCACGTCCGTTGTCTAATACAACACTAGTAATGCCTTTATCGCTTGTATTAACTTTATCAATGTGTGCAATAGTTTCGACTACATTATATGCTTTACAAACATTTTCTCTAATCCAAGGAGAAGTTTTTTCTGCATCGATGTGATAAGCATAGGTTGCAGTTGCTGGCAGTAAGTAGTTGCCATCGTCGTCAAACGGCATTTTTAAATCTTTACAATACTGATAGCCTTCAGCATTGTGATGATAAACATCCAAGTCTGGTGCGCTACGATTTCTAAACACATCTAACCAAACGTCTGTAGTTTTAATTTCATTTGGAAAAGTACTAGTAATGTTTTTCCAAGTAAAGTCTTTGTCAAGTCCATTACTCCAATGGAACATACGAAGTACATCTGGCCCATCAGCAGTATCAGTCCAATCTTCCATGTTGTTGCCGTATTTGAATACTGCACCTGTTTCTCTCATAAAACGTTTTTCATCAACACCCAGCCCTCCAAGTAGTCCTGGTAAATGAGGTGTAATACTTTCACCAACACCGATAATACCAACTTTCTCGCTATGAATCATTTCAACAGTTGCATTAGGAAATTCTTTTGCTAAGAAACAACTAGACAATGCTCCAGCTAACCCGCCACCAACTATTGTAATTTTCATTTATTTTTTTCCTTTTCGGTACTCGATCATGTGTGCTTCGTATTTGTCTATAATCTCATCTTGTCTTTGTTTTGCTAGACTCATTAAGTTTCTTAACTCACGACGAGCAGTACGCTTGGTGCTTTCGCTAGGCCTACGTTCAAATGTTTCACTTGCCTTCAAGTATCTTAATACTGTTTGCATTATCTGATCGTGTGTGTCATTCATATTTATTCTACGATGTCAATATCGTTTTCATAATTTGTAAATCCATTTTCTTTAACAACTTTCATAACGTGACTAACCCTACCAATCAACTCGTCTTTGTGTGAAATAAGGAAAACATTTTTGTTACGCTCTCTGCCCATCTTCTTTAGTACAGCAAGTGCAGATTCAACACCAGCAGTGTCCATACCTGAATCGATTAACTCGTCAATGAACAACAAGTTAACACCTTGATATAACGATTCCCAAACGTCACGGAATGCAAAGCTCATACCAAGTATAAGTCTGTTGCGTTCTCCTCTTGACAAGTTGTCAAAGTCTAAGTCTTGTCCTAGTTGTGTGATCTCGACACTGAGATCATTTTGAAACTGTACTTGATGTGGCAGTCCTAGCCTGTCAAGATAATATGTAAGTCTGTTGTTGAGGTACAATAGATTTTGATCAATAATCTTTTTACGAATAAAGCTATCTTTGTTTGTTAATAGTTTTAACAAAAACTCTTGGTGCTCTTTAACTACTGTCAAGTCATTAATAATACCCCAATCGATCTCTTGTAATGCAGTATTAGTCAAGTCATCTATCTGTGCTTGGTACGGATCTTCTTCTTGTCCTTTGTTTTCTAATGCCGATCGTAAGTTGTCTACATTGTTACGATGATCATATGCTTCTTTAGCACTTTCATAAAATGTAGTTGGCTTGCCATTGATATCGCCAATCTCTTCAAGAGACTTCATTACTTCAACTACTTTATCTGCAATCTCTTGATGATAGGTAGTTGCATCAAGTAGTTCTTTGTCTTTGCGAGACGCAATCTCTGCTTTTTTATCTGCATGTAGTTCCTGGCCACATGTGTAACAGGTTGCATCCTCAAGTTCTGCAATGTCTTTAGCAACCTTTTTGACACTCTTATCAGCTCGTACTAGTGCAGGCTCTAGTGTGCTTAACTCTTTCCTTAAAGAGGTTATTTTGTTGTTGTGTTCAGTCCAGTTGGCTAACTTTTCATGTGCTTCAAGCTCTTCTTCAATGTTTAGTTTTTCTAACTCGTCAATGCCTGCAGATAACTTTTCTTGATCCTGTCTACTTTTACTTTGCCATGCACGTTGTCTACCAGCAAGTGTTTCGATGCTCTGTTGAATCTTTTTATTTGCAGCTTCAATGGCATCAATCTTTAGTGTTTCTTCTTTGATAACATCTTTTGTCTGTCTTACTTTATCTTTTAATGCATCTGCCTTCTCGGTGAGGATGGTAATACCAAGTAGCTGCTCAATGATAGCACGTTGATCGTTTGCTCTCATACTAAGGAACGGTTCAGTGTAAGTATTAAGTGCAACAACATGTTTAAACATGTCGTGACTCATATCTAGTAATGCACCAATGTCTTCTTGTGTCTTACGACTGTCACCTTGCGACTCGTCGTGCAACTCATCCTTTTGTTCATGATTGTTTATATAAAACTTTAAAATATTTGGTGAACGTCCACGTTCGATACGATATTGATTGCCTGCCTTTTCGAAATTAAGAGTAACTAACATGCCTTTGCTGTTAGTTTTATTGATCAAGTTGTTGCGTTTGATGTTTGTAAGTGCAGTACCATACAACGCATATGACAACGCATTAATGATTGTTGTCTTGCCTGTACCGTTACGTGATCCTGTATCGTCGCCACCTTGATCTAAGTTCTCTCCAAGTACTAGAGTTAGTTGTTCTTTGTTAAAATCAACTGCTTGGGTAACATTACCCACACTCATGAAGTTTTTTACTGTTAGGTCTTTAATTTTAATCATGTTAGCTCATTGTAAATGTCTAGTAAAAGTTTTTTATCGAACGTCTCGGTGTCGATGGCTTGTATCTCTTTGCTTACAATCTGGTCTACACTTTCAAACTGTGCAATATCAAGATCGGAATTCATTTCTTCGAGATGCTTCTGTGGAATAAGTGTAATCTCACGACATTCATATTGCTCCATGAATGTTTCTTTGATGAAACTAGCCTCTTCGTAACTAATATCAATGTCGAGTGTCACTCTCATGTACATGTTTGGTTTGATAAGGGTGTCTTTCTCGTCAATCAACTGGCTTAGTTTAACTGTACGGTACTTAGGACAGTCAACCCAATCGATGTACAACGGTTCTACATCATTCTCTTTGTCTAGGATCATCATACCACGTGCATCGTCCCAAGCATCAGCATAGTTGTGTGGAAAAGCATTACCAATGTAATGTACTTTGCCTTGCTTCTGACGTTTGTGGAAGTGACCGCTGAACACATACTCTTGGTTCTTGAAGTGTTCAGCTTTTAATTCTCCGTGGTCGGGCATTTGTACCATAGCGTTCATATAGAACGATGGGAGTTCGAAGTGACCAAACAAGTATTTTGCTTTTAACTTTTCAATCTTCTTCCACTCATCGCCAACCAACCACGGGACCAGTGCAACATCGTCTTCGACCATCATTTGATCTATTACGGTAATGCCTGGTATGTGTCTTGCAAACTCAGTTGAACTGATATCACGCTTGTCTTTATAGTACAAGTCGTGATTACCAGCAAACATATAGAACTTTTCAAACGAACTACCTAGTTTTTCTAGTAGTCTAATGGTTGTATCCATAGTTGTTAGGTTAAGGCTGTTGCGATTATGATGCCAGTCACCACAAAACAAACCAGTTTCACAGTTATGTGCCTTTGCTTGCTCGATGTACCAGTCGATATAGTCTTCACAGTCCTGATTATGTACACGACTGTTACCTTTCATACCTAAATGTATGTCAGTAAACACTGCTGCTTTGTTAAACAAGAATATTCTCCATTTCCTGTATATTATAAACTAAATTTTTAGGAAGATCAACCTTTATTTTTTAACAGCGTCTTCTTCACGCTTTACAGCAGCTTCCCATTCGCCTGAATGTAGTCTAGTATGACTAGGATTCATGTCATTCATCTCTAAAATGTCATCACGTATGTTCTGCGCACGTTTTTCAATGTTGATCACACGCACAAACGAGTTAGTAACCACCGCAGTATAGTATGCAAATGGATTATTTGACTTTGCTTCGTCAAATTGTAGTCCAATCTGCGACAGTTGTAGTATTGCTTGCCCTTTCATCTCGTCATTGTAGGTGTAACCACGTACATTGCCTCTAGTAGCATAACGATCAACAAGTTTTAACCACATCATAGCAAGTTTATTGGTTGCCATGCCGTGACCTTTATTGAAATAACCATTTTCCATGCCACCTTCCCAGTGACTCTTGCCTACACACACTAAGTTGTCATCATCATCAAACTTATAATGCTGAAATGGAGGAAAGTTTAACTTAGTTTTATGATCTGCAACTGTTTTAGGATTTTTTTTACGTCCTGGCTCGTCTGGAATGTGATCAAACGTCATAATACGGAAGATTAGTTCGTTCTTTTCAATCTTTCTGTAATCTACAGCAAACTCTGCCATCTTTACCTTCTTGCCAGCAGCTTTTGCACCTTCGTATGCTCGTGATCCTTGTAGTTTTGCTTTATTTCTCTTTGCTTCGGCAATAGTTCTAATATTGATCTTATCTACACTAGGCAAAATGATATCATAATCAGCGTGTTCTGGTGCAATATAACTACAAAATGTAGCCTTGCTTCGGTGTATTTCTAATAACATGTCTTTGTTATTAAGATAGTTTACTTTTCTAGCCATTTATCGACTCCTTTAATACATTATAATATACATAGTTTATTTTGTCAACTAAATAGTATGTAGGAGTTTACAATGTCACACAATCCAAATCAATCAGTGCCAAACACAGTTGGTACTCGAAATCTTAACAACACATTCTTTGCAAATCGATCAAATGTTGGCAAATCTATACGTTCAAGGAGGTTGCCACCAGGTGCAGAACCTGATAGAGGATCTGCAACAACTGCAAGGTTTGCTCCAACAAATGATTCAGTTCCAGACTGGCGAGTTAAAATAAAAGTTCCTACAATATCTTCTTATAGATATAGTCCTATACTAGCTCCTTTAGCAAAAACAGATTGGTATGCCGTTTTTCCGGTTACACCAACAATAAACCTTGTATCGTCGGCAGCATATGAAGAAATGGCTCCTACACATAGTAATTATCCCTTTCCGCAATATGTTAACAGTCGACACGATGATATAACAGTATCAGGAAGATTTCCTGTGCAATCAGAAGAGGATGGTATGTATTGGGTTGCATGTGTTCACTTATTTAGAAGTCTTACTAAAATGTTTTATGGAGAAAGTAGCGAAAAAGGTTCACCACCGCCTGTTGTAAAGCTAAGTGGATATGGAGATTATGTTTTAAATAATGTTCCGACTGTAGTTACACAATTTAGTTTTGATTTAAATGATGAAATTGATTATATTAAAGTAAATACTGGTTCTTTTGGCGAATATTCGTCAACTTATCAAATGGTTCCGACAGATAGCAACTTGATGGTAGGATTAAAACCAACATACAGCAGAAGCAAGGTATCAAGTTTCAATATGGATCAGTTTATTACTGGTAACATAGCAAATAAAGGATTTATCTAATGGCAAACTATGGAAAAACTAGTCCTTACGGAAATACAAAACTCACAACCAGTGGAGAGTTGGGATTCTTCTCTATTAGGCCAGTGCCAGCCGAAGATGACGACATTCTTTATACTATTGAACCACAATATTCTCATCGTCCTGATTTGTTAGCATACGATTTATATAATACATCAAAACTATGGTGGGTTTTTGCTCAAAGAAACATGGATATAATAAAAGATCCTGTATTTGATTTTGAAGCAGGTACTAAAATATTTTTACCTAAGAAATCAAAGTTAAAAACAGAGTTAGGAATCTAATGTCTATCGAAACCAATAGTCTACATCAGTTTTCTAGTTTTAATACTATTTTTACACTGTCTTGTTTAACAAGAGATGAGATTGCAGTACCCAACGAAACATATAGAGCATATGGTCCGCAAAATGTTATTCTTAGAAGTGGCGGCGGTGCCGGCGACAACAAAGTTACAACAGAATATGAAGATATAATCGGCGGCAAGTTAGAATATTTTATTGATAATGTTAATATTGAAGCATTGTGTGTTCCTAACACAAAGTCACGTAGTACAAATGCTACATTTGTAACTTTTACAGTTGATGAACCGTATAGTATGGGGTTATTTTTACAAACTTGTCAGATAGCTGCAACTATTAGTGGATTTCAAAACTATGCTAATGCTCCTTTTATGCTATCAATGGAGTTTATAGGTTATGACGACGACGGAGATGTGATCGTTACAGAATCAGGATTAAATCTTCGTAGAGATGTGCCTATTAAGCTAACAAATATAGAATTTGATGTAAATCAAGGCGGCACAACCTATACTGTTGAAGCGTTACCGTGGAATGAACAAGCATATCTTGACGATGCAACTGCAAGTCCAGTTGATATTGCATTAACAGGCAACACTGTAGAAAAACTTTTACAAAGCGGTGAACAAAGTTTAACAACTATTATCAATGGGCACTTTGAAGAACTAAGAAAAGCAAATCAAATTGCAGAAGCATCAGAAATAGTTATTACATTTCCAAAAGACATTGCTACTAGCGGCAATCCTGCAAGAATACCAAATACAACTGATGCAGGCGCCACAACTAAATCTCAAGGTGGAGGCGGCGGCGGAGGCGGCGGCAAAGGCGGCGGATTATTTGGTGCTGTAGCAGCTGGAGTAGTAGGTGGTGTTATAGGCGGACTTGCAAACGGTAATAGTTTAAAAAATAGTTTTCAAAATAGTGCCGCAGGCGCTGTTGCAGGCGCATTAGGCGGCTCTCTTGGAGGAATAGGAGGCGCAGCAGGTGGATTGCTAGGTGGATTAGCTGGCGGCTTAGATAAAAGTCTTGGAGGATTGTTAGCAAACTTTAAATCAGGCAATGTGCAAGGATTATTTGAAAACATTAGTGGATTTTTAGGAGCACAAGCACCTCAAAACTTTGAAGCATTTTTAAGTATGATAACAGGACAGATATTAACAAAAAGTAGTATCGGAGAAAGGCTGTCTTCTATAGCCCAAGATCCTAATAGTTTAAATAATCTTGGAACAGCACGTATTATTGAAGGTGCCGAAGAAAGCGGCACAGTTCCGATGCCACAAACTGGTCAAGTTTATGACAAAAAGAACAAAGTTATGACTCGTGCTAAAAATACTGTTAGCAATGATGAAAGAGTTTTTAGTTATAGTGCAGGAACTTCGATAATAAGAATCATTGAAGATGTAATATTAACAAGCGATTGGGGCAAATCTATAAAAGAACGAGCACCAGATGCAAACGGAATGGTTCCGTGGTTTAGAATAGATGCTGAAAGTTATTTAAAACCAAATGCACAACAAGAAAATGTGTTTGGAGAAGACGCAAAGGTAAATCATTATAAAGTTGTAGAGTATATGATGCATAGTAGTCATTTTCAAAACTCTGGCGCAGCAGGTATAGATTATAATAGTTTAAGACAAAATGCAAAAAAAGAATACAACTATATCTATAGTGGTGAAAATACTGACATTGTTCGTTTTGATATAAACTTTAGAGCAGCGTTTTTTCAATTTATACAGCCAGATAGCGGCCAGCTAAGTATTGATGCAAAAACTGGAGGCACCCAGTTTAATCTTACACAACAAAAACCAGATCAATTGGGATTAAATATTCAATCCTCAGGTGCAAATAGTTCAACTGGATTAGCTACACAAGCATTTGTAAATTCAAGCAGTACACAAGGTAGCGGCGGAGCAGGTATTGATAACAGTAAAATTAGATGGGCACGTAAGTTTCACGATCAAATACTAGGTAACGGCAGTGTTGATTTAGTTGAAGTTAAACTTGAAATATTCGGCGATCCTTATTTTATAGTTGATAGTGGAATGGGCAACTGGACCGATCAGCCAGGAGATTTAAATAGTACTGCAAGCGGTCAAGTTGATTATCAACGCAGTGAAGTTGATGTTTTATTAAACTTTAGAACTCCGATTGATTATAATCCAGATACTGGAGGAATGATTTACCCAGAAGACACTGTTCCTGTGGCGCAGTTCAATGGATTATACAGAGTAACTGCTATTGAAAACAAAATTCAACGAAACCGTTTTACACAAGAACTTACCCTGCTAAGACGCCGAGGCCAGCCTGAAGATACTAATACTGCTGGAACAAGCGATCAGGCAAATAAAGTAAAAGATGCGCAAAAAGCAGATCAAGTAAACACAGGATTTAATAGTTAAGGATAACGAATGCAAAACAGCGGACCAATTAAAGCACAACAAACAAGATCAGTTGACAGCGGACAACCAACTAGTAATGCTGGCCCGTATTTGGCTAGAGTTATTAAGCATGCCGATCCGTTGTACCTTGGAGCACTTGAAGTTGAACTTTTAAAAATAAGCGAAGCAGGAACAGCCGGCGAAACACTAGGACAAACTTCTATTGTTTACTATGCAAGTCCTTTTTATGGTGTTACTGGAGCACAGCATCTAGGAAAAAATGACACTTATTCAAATACACAAAAAAGCTATGGTTTTTGGGCAGTGCCACCTGATCCAGGAACACTAGTATTGTGTACATTTGTTGAAGGAAGTAGAGAGTTTGGTTATTGGTTCGGCTGTGTACCGGAAAGAGGTATGACATTTATGTTGCCCGGTGGTCAGCCTGCAACAGAACAAACTAGCGGCCCGGTTCCAAAAGAACTAAAAGGTAAAAAACTTCCAGTTGGCGAATACAACAAAAAAATAACAAAAATACAAACAAATAATCCTGTAAAATATAAAAGACCTGTTAATGAAGATTTTATTACTCAGTTGCAAGAACAAGGATTAGTTGAAGACGATATTAGAGGTATAACAACTTCAAGTGCGCAACGTGAGTTTCCTAGTGCAGTACTTGGAATTAGTAGCCCAGGTCCAGTTGATAAACGTGGCGGTTCGCCGCAAGGTAGAATAGGTTTAAAAGAAAGTCAAGCAACTGTACATGTAAACCGTTTAGGCAGTAGTAGTTTTGTTATTGATGACGGCGACGACAAACTTATACGAGAAGGATCCCCTGAAGATACTCCTTACAAATACATAAACAAAGAAGCAAGCGAAGCTGGCGGCGATGTTACACGCCCTGCAAACGAAATGATACGTTTTAGAACACGTACTGGTGCCCAAATAATGATTAATACCAGTGAAGATCTAATTTATATTAATAATAGCAGAGGAACAGCTTGGATTGAAATGACCAGCAATGGTAAACTTGACGTTTATGCAAAAGATAGTATTAGTTTTCACACAGAAACAGATTTTAACTTTGTAGCAGACAGAGATATTAACTTTGAGGCTGGTAGAAACATTAACATGATTGTAAATGGTAGTATATACCAAAGTGCAGCAGTTAACTTAGAAATAAAAGTAGGTGCTAACGGCAATATTTCGGCCGGCGGGGAGATCAATGCCAAAAGTGGCGGTGCCTTTAAAAATACTGCCGGAGGAGACTTTTCGATCGGCGCAGCAAACACAACAATCTCCGGTGGTGATATCAATCTCAACGGCCCAGCAGCAGAAGCAGCAGCAGATGCAGTTAAAGCAAAGTTTCCACAACGAGTTCCGCAGCACGAACCTTGGCAAGGCCACGAAAACTGGAACCCACTTGAAACAGCACCTGATAAAACAGAAGCAGTAGATACTGAAAGCCAAGATATACATATGGACGAAAGACCAGTACACACTGACAGAACTCCTATAAACGATCT